TGTTAGTCCCACCATCTTGAAATACAAAATCGCCACCGTCTGCATCAAGGATGATGTCACCAGCAATGTCAATCGTGAAATCACCCGAAGCATTAGTAATGTTGTCTCCAGCACTAAAGGTAATATCCGTGCCACCGGTGGTATTGCCTGCGGTCAGCACCTCAGCCAGCGTATCGGTTACACCGGGATCAACCAACGCCATCGCGTCAACTACGGCAGCACCAGAACCAGCGCCATCGAGATAAACGACTGCGGTCTTGCCTGTCGCAATCGTTACATTTGCGCCAGAGCCTTGAGAGATCGTGATCGACTGAGAGCCGGTGGTCGCGTTCTCGATGAACATGACACGCGAAACCGTATTCGGAGCGATGGTCAAAGTCCTTGTTGCGCTCAAGGTCGCAGAGGAAGTGACCTTGAAGTACATGGATCGAGCAGGGTCTGTTGCACCGTCCGCTACCGTCGTCGTTGCATCTGCGTCCGAGCTAAAACAATCTTGAGTGCCATACCCGAGAGCCTCACCGATAAGCTCTAGGTTAGTGTTCGTGGTCGTGCCCCAGGTGCCAGACTGATCGCCAGTGCCGATTTCCTCGAGCCGTAAATCATTTACATATGTACTAGCCATAATCTACCTACGCTGCTTTTTCATCCCATGACGGGGTCTGTGAAGGCGTCACTTCAGACCAACTAGGAGTCTGTGACGGTGTAGAACCTGACCAAGCAGGTGTTTGCGCAGGGTTTACCGCTGACCAACCCGGCGTTTGAGATGCTGCAAGATTCTGCCAACTTGGGTCTTGACTTGGGTCAATTTTACTCCAAATAAGGACGTTGCCAAGCGCAGTCTGCCCAACAACTCCAGTGACCGGAACATCAGCCTTAGCCCCAACTGTAACACTGCCAAGCCCAGTTGTCGCCGAATTTCCTGTAACTGAAACCGTTTGACTGAGCTGTATCGATACAGATCCGACTTGACCCGTCCCAGCAACACCAGTCGGGCTAATTGTCGCTGCGCCTGTAACCGATACCGTTCCAACTGAACCTGTCGCCTCTTGGCCTGTGACATCAACATCTGCGTTTGCTGCAACTGTGACACTGCCGACAGCCGATGTGCCAGAGACGCCCGTAACACTGAAATTCGCGTCGCCTGATACACTGACCGACCCGACACTTCCAGTCGCTGCCAATCCTGTCGGACTGACATTCGCATCTGCTGCAACCGTAACCGTACCAACGGACCCTGTCGCAGTTTCGCCTGTAACCGAGACATTAGCGTTAGCGGATACAGAAACACTGCCGACAGCCGATGTGCCAGAAACGCCTGTTGGACTAACATTGGCATCTGCTGTGACCGTGACGGACCCGACAGATCCTGTCGCAGAGACTCCAGTAAGAGATAGATTGGCATCTGCCGTAACTGTAACGCTGCCAACGCTTGCCGTGCCGGAAACGCCGGTGACACTGACAACCGCGCCACCGCTAATCGAGACAGAACCAAGCTGCGTTGTTGCACCAGCAAGAGGGACACTTTCGCCCCAACCCGCTTCACCCCAGCCTTGGTTCGAGCTATTCCAGCCTTCAAATGCAACTGTGACGTCAGCCACATATCAATCCTATGCGATTCGGATGATCGCGTTGCTGGCGTCCGCCGTTGGGAAGCTGATAGTAAAATCGCCGGCAGTAGAGGTTTTGTCTGCACCGAAATCTAAGACACAAACGCTGGGATCACTAGTCGCTGCCTCATTATAAATCAAGGCTCCCCTTGCGGTGATTGATGCTGAAGAGAACGTCAGGTCGTTAAAGTCTGTAAATGCTGTGGTGCTAGACGTCGTAGGGTTAACACTTGTCAAGAACGATCCTTTTGCCGTATACCCAGTACCGCTAACCTCGTTCGAAGAAGTGTACGCAGTAGTCGACGCATCCAAAGATGCGCTGCTTGTATAGAGCGCCAGCTTGAATACGTTGCTCGCAGCCGAAAAATCATGCGTTGCAGTCAGCAACTCTTTTTTAAATGAAGTGCACATTGCTTGGGTGATAGCCATTATAAGGTCCTCAATATTTCAGCCATGTCTTTATGGCCCTGATCATAAAACATATTGTACAAAGTTGTTCTATCGCTTTGTATTCCTTGTTTAATTGCTGCTACAAGTATTTGGAATGTCCTGTCTTGGAATGCTTCCGCTTGCTGCCTTAAAACTGGATCAGCATCCTCACTTATTGAAATAATTCTTCTTATCGCACTTTCAGCAATCTCTTCTGGCGTGTGCCCCCTTCTTTCGGTAGTTTTGACATTGACACTGCCCAAAGTTGTTTGTACCTCTATTTGCATCATTATTGTTTGGGCCTAATTACCATTCCAGTTCTATATTGATCTGTAACTTCTTTGGCTTCACCAAACTGTTTCATTGCTCCCACCGCCTCTACAAACCGCTTTTCGTACTCCTGTAACAAATCGGGCTCGCCCTTCATGTAGGTATACGCCTCAATAAGACAGCCATAAAGCAAAGCAACTGGAGCATCTGTGCTAAGGAAAGTTGTCCCGCTATCTGCCCCGGCAGTGAGACTTGCTGGACGAAAGAAATAATGCAGCTCGGAGGTATAATTGCTGTCAGGAGTAGGAGCTATGATGAAGTTGTCTACGTCGAAAAAAGCGTAATAACGAGGCGTGCCTGTGGTTGTAGACGTGGGATTAAAGGTTTGTATGAAATTGACGTCTTTGTATTCCAAAAAAGCCTTGGTCGTACCAAACGACAGGGAAAACGGCGCTAAGAAATCAGACGGGACCGCTAAAAACTGATTGGATGCGGTCATTGTGCCGGTCACATTCTTACGAAACTCAGTCAGCTGGACGTTTTTAAGTAAGCGTTCCTCCGCATTTTTGATAAACAGGTTCAAATTGTTGACGAAACTTGTTTCATCATTTTCTGTATAGTCTTGTATAGCTGTCTTGAGCTGTGCGTATGTAAAACTCATGTCGTTGTCACCGTCACAGAACCAATGTTTCCCACACCCAGGATGGGCGTGAAGGGGTCAGCCAAAATAGGCACCCCAACATGTATCACTAGCGGCTCGACGCGATCTGGTCGTGGGTCTTTCAGAGCTTGCGGATCAGATATAGAGGGTAATGGCAACAACTGCGGCTGCTTTGGCTCCCATTCGTCGTAACCAACAAGAGCCCCTGTCCACTCCTTGCGCATGCGACTTAATTTATAACGCACACCAGAGCGGTCCGAGATTCCGTATGCGTTTTTTCCGGAAGCAAATTTAGCCATGATTACATCCTATATGCGTTAAAGGCTGGAGCGATGTTGAAAGAAGCTCGATCTCGGTCCTCTTCCATGGCTCGTTGCATTTCTTCCTCATATATTGGCTTCAGTAACCCTATTAAGTCGGGTGCTCTCTTCATGGCAATGTAATAACTCAAACCTGCCGCTAAACACGGGTAGAAACGGAAAGGGACTTCCATTGTGTCCGTGTAACCGTCTGCGTCATCCATGCGGACAAGACGATCAAAAATAATTTGATCGGTGCTGTTTTCCGGTGTAGGCCACACTTTTAAAGTTGGTGTTATTTGTCGATCAAGAAAAAATTGATTAGGACGACTCTGGGTGGTCTTGGTCGGGATGTTTAAAAACTCTGCTCGGCTTAAACGCTCGAGAGATAAATCCGTGCCATCGCGACGTAAAACCGCTGACAAAATATCAATAGTGTCTGCATTTAAAGAGTACGATGCCGTGCCTGCCGTCATCGTCACCGTTGTCTGCTCTATGGTCCACTGGTTAAGGCCCCTGTTAGCCCAGTCAGCCAACAAAAGATTCAAAGACCGCTTTGCAGTCTTCAAATCATAGCCAGTACGAACCTCTTGACCACAACGCTCAAACGCTTCTTCTATGTAGTCAGTGACGTCCAGCTCGAAATTTTTCGATCCGGAAGTTGCCATGGTTTACGTTTTCTTCTTGCCTGATCCGTTACGGCGATTGACTGGCTTCTTTACACCAGCTTTCTTCGCCGGGCCGCCTCTGTTCATTTTTCGCACACCAGCTTTCTTTGTCATGCCGCCGCCCATGCCTCTTTTCTTCACACCAGCTTTCTTAGCAGCTTTGCCCATTGCCATTGCTTTGCGTGGGCTCATTTTGTCATTTCCAGCCATTACAGTCTCCTTGCGTAACTTTCTCTAGTTTCAAACACATGTGGAGGCATTGCCTCCCCGAAGTATTTTTTATAATAGTCCTGCTTCAAGAGCTTTTCTGCTGCAGTTTGTAATTTATCCAAGCGTTGTATGAAATACATCGCATAAGAAACTTCAACCAAAGGCTCGAAACCACCGTCGTCGACCGCTTCATTTACATCGTCTTCGGGATGAAAACCCATGACCCAAATGTTGCGATCAATAAAAACACCCTTCGAAATTGCCTCGTTTAACTCTGCAACGTAGTCATGAAAATCTTCTGCCTTATCAAAGGCTAAGTCAACCAAAACAGTGACGTCATACCGGTCTTCGAATTGCGATATTGCCGAGTACAAAGCCTGTTTGTGCGCGTCATGTTTAAAAATTACCTTAACCCGATCATTGTCCCACGCAGCTTTCGCATATGGACAGGCACTCAATCCCTCTGTTTCGATTTCGAGCTGCTCTTCAGACCAAGCTCTAATTTCCTCCACTAGAACGCCTTCTAA